TGCAAGCTGATAGCAGTTATTTACGACGATGACGGCGGTGTTTTCTTTCGACTGCCGCCAGACCTTGACCTTTTCGATGTCGTCTTCGGTAAGGCTTGGTCCGCTGGCAATGCAGACGACTGTTCTACCACGCCAGCGTCTGTAAAAGGCTCTTGCCGGATGACTTTGGTTTGATAGCGTTCAACTGCGCCATTTTTAAGATATGTTTCTGCCTGCTTATCATTCATGTCAACAATATCTCCAGGCAGCAATCGACCAAGTCGGTCATGAAAGATTTTTTTCAAAACATGGATTTTCATTCTTAACCTCTCAAATAAAAAAGGGGGTTTTTACGCCCCCTTTTCTTACTTAGGCAGTAAATGTGCCGTAGAGAATACCAGACGGACGCTCAACACCCAAACCGAGGCGTTCTTCTGCACGGATTGTTACAAGGTTTTGAGTAAAGTCGGTATTGACGTAGCCCATTTCAATGATTGCACCTTGGCGAGCATAGATTACAGCAGAACGAGCCATAGCGCCGATCAAGAAATAACCAGTTGGCATGTAGTTCGACAAAATTACACGAACGCCGAATGGGTTTTGACCAGCTTCTGTGCCAGGAATGCCATACAGATACATGCCAGTGCCAGCACCTTCACGAGTACGCTCCATTGCACCCCAATCAGCAGGGTTCAGGATAACTGCGTCAGGCATATTGCCAGTGGCCCACAGCTGATACTTGGCACGGTTGATAGCATCAACAAGCAGATCATCAGAAACTGCACTGTAGGCGGTGTAGTTGCCAGAATCTGTCAGACCGGACAGGTTCGGAGTTGTACCATTTCCCAACAGCAGCTGGCGGTCAACTTCTTGTGCCAGACCATCACGCAGACGGGTATCAATGTAAGCAACGATAGCAGGTGCATCAGCCAACAGTTGATTGGAAACCTTGATCCAGTGAGCAACAGTTTCAATTGCAACATTGTATTGCTCAAAAGTAACGTCAGATTCAGGCTTCGCACCGCCTTGAGCAACACCAGCAGCGCTGTTGTTCCATGCATCTTCACGGATGCTATTAACCAGATTGCTGGATACAGGGATTGAACGCAGCGCAGCACGAATGCTGGTAGGCGCAAAATCACCTGGAATAACGCCTGGCATTTGCATCGGGAAGGTATTGGTGGTGTCAGAGGTTACGGTATTCTTAACTTCAATACGCGCACGATGAACATTACCAGCAACCAGTTGCTTGAAATTTTCAGATTTTACAAATTCAGCACCAGCAGTAATGATCTGCGAAGTGCTTGGCTTCATGGAATCATACTTTTGCACGATTTCAGTAATTGTGTCTTCAAACTTCTTAGACAGCGCACTGACTTCTGCCTTAATTTCGTTGTCCACCTTGTCCTTGTCGGCAAGCTGACCTTCGTATTTAGCCATTGCAGCTTCAATAGCTGCGCTTTGCTCATCAAGAGCCTTTTTAATTTCGATGTTTTCCATTTGAATCTCCAAGATTACGGTAAAAGTTTGCTTTCTCCTGCAGAACTTGCAAGATTTCAGCTTGTTGGCGTTTTTCTTCTGCCTCACGCTCACCGTGAATCAAGGATTTCATGCGACTGACCAACATTGTCGCAGCATCCCTTGAAAAGCCACCTACCTCGCGCAGGTAACTTTCCATGTCTTTTAATCGAGTAAATCCTTCAATATCAGATTTAATCGTGTCAATTTGTGCAGCAAGATCAGCTGGTGATTCAACAACACTAATCTCAACCAGATCAATTTCCATCAAATTCAAACCGCCAGTTTCGTTTTCTGCATATTTGACAGGACGGTAGCCAATAGATAAACCGCTAATTGCGCCATGTTTAAGGCTGGCATACACATCCTGTGCTTTGCTGTGTCCTGGCGTCAATTGGCCACGAACAAAAAGACCTTTTTCATCTTCTTCCATGTCCATCCATTTGCCAATCACATCACCATAGTGATTCCAACGCATCTGGACCGGACGCTTGCGATTTTCCAATGTAGCCTTATATGCGCCGGGGATAATCGTGTCGCCATAAGCATCTACACCGCCAAAAACAGACGCATATCCACTAAAAACGCCGTCCTTTTCACCATCAAACTTGACGTTGATATCATTAATTTCTAGTAGCTTATAATGCATTTTCTGCCCCTTCCTGACCCATTTTCTCAATTGAGGTCATGTTAAGCGGTGCGAAAAGTATATCACCGCCATCTAAAATTGGTAAACCTTCAAGTTTTCTGGCTTCGTTTGGCGTCATTACAGAGCCTGCAATGGCAGTTCTATACGCATCAACTCTTGATTTAAAGTCAGACCGCAACAAACCTTCAAAATCAAATTCTAATTCATAGATTTCGCTTTCTTCTTTTGAAAGCAAACCATAGTTCACAGACGCTTCAATGCGTTCAAGATATGGACGCAGATTTAATTTATAAAAACCACTAACAATCTGCTCAATACCACTTCCCCATGCTGTTGCGCCGCCAGTATCATTCACCAGCACAGACGGAACGCCAAACCATCTGCAGATTTCCTCGATCTGAAATTTGCGAGATGAAAGCAGCTCAATATCCTGTGGAGAAAGAGAAATAGAATCAAATTTCATGCCGCTTTCAAGCACCAAAAGACGGTCATCCGTCCCGGTGGTTAGGCTGGTAAAGTTTTCTCTTACCTTGCTGCGTTGCTCTGGCGTCAGCAATCTATCAAATGATAAAACGCCAGATGGCTTTCCGCCATTTTGATAAATCTTTGATGTGCTTTTTTCAGCAGCTTGAGCAATGCCGATAATGTTTCGACCAAAAGATATTGGCGACTTACCAACGATGCCATTGCCAAACAATTTGATGTGCCAGATAGATTCACTAGCATAAATATCCACGTTCGTTCCGTCGGTGTATTCATAAACGACCGATCCATCTGGTAGTAATGTCGGAACAACTTGCGCGGACATAAGCGGCATCAAAGATCGGACAGCGCCACCAGCGCGAGTGATTTTGGCATAAGCATTTCCATGCAATGCCAGATTCATCATGATGGTTTCAAAAAACTCTAGTTTGTTTTGATAACGGTTTGGCTTGTACGAAAACAAAGTGTAAAGCCATGAGGATTGATCTAATGTTCGGCCATCTTCTGTTTTTTTATAAACATTGATTGGAAGTGATGCAACTGTTTCTGAAAGCAATCTTACACAGGCCCAAACTGCACTCACCTGCATTGCAGTATCTTCGGTAACTGGTAATGCCGCTTCTTCTACATAAGCCAATGGGCCAGTGTATTGAATCCCAGGAACTCTCGTTGATCCGTTTCCGATAAACCGATTCCAGATATTTACCCAAAAATCTGCCATATTTTTACACCCCGATTGGGTTTGCTATGAAGTCATTAAACGCATCTGTGTCGTCAATGTTCTCCGAGTTGAAAGCAATGCCAAACGCCATCGCCATTGCTACAATTCCGTCAATTCTACCACTTGCTTTCTGTTTGTCTAATTTTCTATTGCCAGCGGCATCTTTTATCACTATAGCATTTGCCGCACACATCGTCAGCACAGGGTGATTTTCATGTGCCACACGACCGTTCAATAATTCAGCTTCAAGCGCATCAATGGCTGGTGACATATCCTTAAAACCTTGTCCCCATTCAATCAACGGAAGCTCTGCGTCTAGCTGCATGAATTCTTTTTTCAGAATCTCGATGCGCCATCTATCGTAAGCAATCGCCTGCACATTCAGATTTGAAAGGATGGCCAAAATATCCTGTGCCACAAATTCATAATCAACTGTTGCGCCTGGCGTTGTGTGCATGTAATCCTGCTTTACCCAAACGTCATAAGGCTGGCGGTCACGCTTTGAACGGTCAATCAATCCATGCTCTGGCGTCCAGAAATACGGAACAGTGTGCCAGATGCCATTAATTTTCCCAATCACGACCAAAGCAGTAAGGTCAGTCCGCGCCGACAAATCTAGACCCACATAAACTGGTGTGTCCGCAAAGGATATAACCTTACCTCCGCAATTTTTCCATACATCCCGACTGATAAATGGCGAGAAAATAGACACGCGCTGATTGAGACATAGATTTCTGAATGTGTTTTCAGCAGACGGCATCCGAGCAGCTTGCTTGGCCTGCTCCGCCAAATCATCCAGCGATCGAAAAGACCCAAGTGCAGGGTTCGCAGCCTTCCAAGCATCCATATCCATCAAGCCAGCATCCTTTGGCGCAGCGTAAACATGCGACACAATCTTTGGATCGTTGGACATAGCTGCATCATCCAGCCACTGACTAAACAAATCATTATCATTTGCCGACTGTGTAGAGATCGCCATTAGCAATGGTGCATGGTGAGCGCCCTGCGCTGTAGTGATTGCATCAATAAAATCATCCTGCGGTCCACGCACCTGACCAACCTCATCCAGAATGCCAACAATCGGGGAAAGCCCGTGAGCCGTTTTTCCCTCTGCGGATAGGGCGCGGTATTCAACGTTCATCGGTAAGCCCACCAAGCGCTTCCCAGACGGCACGATTTTGATGATTTTAGACAGTTGCTCTGATAGCTGAACCATCTTGCTTGCATAATTGAACACTTGAGCAGCTTGCTCACGACTTCTTGCACCAGAAACAATCTGGCTGTTTTGCTTTGCCTCTGGTCCAACCAGGTGCGCCAGCATAATCCCTGCAATCAATGCGGTCTTGCCATTCTTTCGCGCAATCGACAAATATGCCCGACGCGTTCCATGCGGATTATCGTAAATAT